AATCTGGTAATTATAATTTAGAGAGTGTTTATGCAGATGTAGAACATTATGGGAAACATTTGGTTACAGGTGATAAGGATTCTATAAAAAGAAAACTTAAAAAAGAGTTTGAAGAGAATGGTGATATGGAACATACAGACCAATTCCAACCATTTGATAGTGATACTTATGAAACTTTTTTAAATAAGATGCCAGATGATGAGTGGGTAAAAACTATCTTTAAAGAGGAAGATGAGAGGGTTCAGTTTATAAATGGGAATAAAACTAATCATTATTATAGTAATATAATGAATGCGGGATTAGATGCTAAATCAGATGATGAATCCCCACTTCATTTTATAGTAACTTTCCCAGTCTCAGATAACACAACAACAGCAAGTTTACAAGCATTAAGGGATGCATTTTTCTCTAAGCATATTGCTAAATTGGAGAATACAATGATGAAACTAAATGAAACTGCTGTTAATGATAGAAATCGTTTAATGTTCCCTTGGAATCATCCTGAATGTAAGCATGTGGCACTTGCTCAAGATAGGAAGAAAGAAAAGAAATTAGTTGTTATACCTTTGGTGAATCGTAAGTTTAACTAACTGAGACCTCTAAAGTGTCCTCATAGTGAACAGGGGTAATGCCCTGATGGTGACAACCACCGAGCAAGGCAATGTAGCAAACCTAAGTGTTGTGGATAAGACCTTGCTCACCTAATCTATTTCTTTTATACTATGGCAACAAGATCACGCATTGGATTATTGATTGGTGATGAATCTGTTGTTTCAGTTTATCATCACTATGATGGTTATCCTCAATGGTTAGGTGTATTTCTTCGTAAGAATTACACTACTAAAGAACAAATTGAAGAATTACTTGATGGTGGTGATATTTCGTGTATAGATTCTGATACTAATTGGAATCGTGAAGAGGTTGATAATCACGTTCAATACTATAATGATCGTGGTGAAAAGACTGAACCAAGATTTGATTCAACTGTTGAAGATTATCTTGCAGAAGGTGAAGAATATGCTTACTTATTTGAAAATAATGAGTGGGTATGCTATGATTTACATTATCCTCAACCTCAAATTGTTGAGATTCCTGAAAATCATCCAACGGAGTTAGCAGCATGAATGAACCAACTAAAACAGAACAGGAACTTCGTGAGGCAGCAGATGAATTTTGGGAAGAATGTGAGAAGAAAGCAGCAGAACTTGAGATTACCGTTGATTATTATCTTGAGGAGTTTTATTGTTAATGAATATCACATATAGCAAACCTGATATGTATGTTTCATTCACGGAACATCTTAAACATGGAAATGTATGGAGTGCAGAAATAACACTACCAATGCAAGGTTCTCCACAAGAACCACCCTCTACTTTGGATGTATTGGTAGATGTTATTGCACCTAATAAGGAATTAGCACAATATATTGTTACTACAATGTACCCTGATTACGAATCCATTTACATACAGGATAATAATGCAGAAGAAGACATCTTATGACCCACAGGTCAATGATTATGTTATATGGGATAAAGGTGAATATGGAAGTGATGAAGGGTGGGTATATTTTAAGTGTGAAGAATATATCACTATAGAAACTGGTGTTAGACCTAAACCACCAGAACAAATAGATTGTAAGAGTTCAAATAAGCATAAAATGATTCATACTTTATTGTTATGTTATTCTCAGTCTTGGGGTGAGTTGAAGTATGTGAAATCACGTAAAAGTCCACATCCTCAGCACTATTCTGAATGTGATAACTAACTGAAACCTCTAAAATGTTATTCTATTACAATCACTCTTTTTATTATGAAACCTTCTCAAGTATTAAAACAATTAGATGAACATAGAGAAACCTATAAAAAACAAGGATTCTCATTCACTAAAGAACAACAAGCAGAATATAATAGGTTGCTTAAGTTAAGACGAGAAAGAGTTAAATATTTTTATGATAATGATAGAGTATGGAAAGGTCCAAGTTCTAAGCAAACTAAAGAGGCAACTAAATAACTAAAAACATTAGAACAATGCCTTATCACGTTAAAACACCTGGCAAATTGAATGTTGGTGATGTTTACTGGAAAGAGAATAACACTTGGACAAGTGTATATGCTGACCGTAAACAATATGCTAATATATCACAGGCAAATGCGGTGAAAGCAACAACTGTTACTCTTAATGGTGTAACTTATCAACCTAAATGGTTTGCAAACTCAACAGTAGTTACTGAGTAAATGAAAACTTTCAACGACTTTCTGACAATTTGTGAGGCAATCTACGACAGAGATCAACCCTCTGATGTAGGTCTTGCAGTTGGTAAAATTGGTAAAGAGAGAAAGAAAACAGCACCAGAAAGACGTAGAGTGAAAGCAGTAGGTGGAGGTAAAACTGCACCTGCTAAAGAATATAAAGCACGGAAGGATATTGGTAAGCAAAGACCAACATCTACCAGAGTTCAACAACCAGAGAAAGAAAGAGGTAGTGCTGCATTATCACCTAAAGAAGCACAAAAGAAGGCATATAGAGAACGTAAGGCAAGAGAAAAGGGTGCTAAACCCAAGACTGCATCTGAGTTGTTGACTAAGAAGACAACAAAGACAGTAGATCCTAAGTATAAACCAAAGAAAGCATCAGGATATACTAGAACTGAAAGACAAAAGATGCAAAGAGCAGGTGATAGAATGCTTAAAGATATTAAGAAAGGGGTAGATAAACCTGGCAGTTCGTATATGTAACTGAAACCTCTAAAATGTTCCCTCTCTGTAGACCCCACAAGGGTCTACAACAGGGTCGTAATTGACTTTATGTTATAGAGTATGGTAAACTCTTAAAATGATTCAACTTCGTGAACATCAGTTACGCATCCTTGATAGTCTAAAAACTAATCAAAAGGGTCAAGTGATTGTCCCTACTGGTGGTGGTAAGACTTTATGTATGATTAAGGATGCACAACGTGAATTTAATAAGTGCTCATGGGATGTGTTTCTAAAGAAACCTGAGAGAAAGACTGTTGTGGTTGTATCTCCACGTATTCTATTAGCACAACAACATTCTGATGAGTTTGAAGAATGGATGGGTCTTCATCCTATGCTTCAACGTAAAGTATTACATGTACATAGTGGAGAGACTGAACATCAGTCTACTACTAATTCAGATAAGATTCGTGAATGGAACGATAGTAACTACAGATATAATAGATTAATTTTTACCACTTATCATTCTTTACATCGTATCCAGAAATCAGGTATAAATGTAGATACAATCTATTTCGATGAAGCACATAATAGTGTACAAAGACATTTTTACCCTGCTACTAAATTTTTTGCAACTAGAGATAATGGTCGGTGCTATTTCTTTACTGCTACTCCTAAGCATAGCACTGATGTTTCGGTTGCTGGAATGAATAATGAGGAAGTTTATGGTAAAGTATTAGAGCAAGTTCCTGCACCTGAGTTAGTGAGTAATGGTTACATTCTTCCACCAAGAGTAATAGTTAAGAAACTAGAAATGGTGAAAGGTAAACAGAAAACCCATGAACTAGATTGTGAAAATTTAGTTGCAACTATTGATGAGGCAGATGTTGATAAGATTCTTGTATGTGCGCGAAGAACATCACAAATTACAGGAATAATATCACAAACTGATTTCTGTACTCAGTTAAAATATAGAGGATATGAATGGATGTATATTACATCCAAAACTGGTGCAGTTATTAATGGTGTAAAAGTAGATCGTGAAACATTCTTTGATACATTAACACAATATGGTAAAGAAGATGGCAAGAGATTTGTTGTTATTCACCATAGTATTTTGAGTGAAGGTATCAACGTCCCTGGATTAGAGGCAGCATTGTTTCTACGAAATATGAATTTTATCACCATTAGTCAAACAATAGGGAGGGTAATTCGTAAAGGTAATGAACAGAAACAGTTTGGTTTAGTTGTTGTACCT